CACCTGAGAGTCGGCTCCTCTATATGCTCTTTTACCAGATGAGTCGTATGTGTCGGATGAAGTTTGCCGTCAAGCATGACGATAGACTCGACTGTCTGGCAATGGGAGTTAAATACTTTACAGATGCTTTATCAATATCAGCACAGGAACAGATCAACCTACGTAAACGTGAAGAATGGGACGACATCCTAGAAGGATTCCTAGATGACCCACAGTCAAGTGCTAATCACCTAGTCCTCGGCATGGATGTTAACCAAAGACAACAAGCTAGAGGTAACGCAGGTAAAAGTAGCGTGCCTACTTGGGTTAAGGGGTAACCCCATGTTTACAGGGGAAGGGTGGACCTCTGTGATCGGGACCTTCGGGTCCCTTTTAATAGACATCCTTGAATGATGTCACTTTAAAACACATACTCTCACCTACCTCTAACTACTCAATCAGTAATAACACTATATATGCCTAGATTAAAGCTGGAGAGATTCAGAAAGATATACAAGAGTCTGAAGACTCCTTGGAAACCTATTAATTGGATAATACTTGGTTATCTAATTGGTTTAGAGAACAGATATATAGAAATAGTATCCAAACAAACTGTAGATAAAGCAATTAAAGACTACATGGTAGACCATCCGCCTGAAGTCTATAAAGCAGTAGTAAAAGCACATGAGGATGGGTCATTAAGTATAGGTAAAGCGTATGAAGATCTTCCTTGACACAGCAATAGTAGATGACATAGCCAGACGTAATGATGGTCTGATAAGTGGTGTCACTACAAATCCCACCCTGATAGCTAAGTCTGGGAGAACACCGCATGAGGTGTACCAAGAGATATTTGATTTAGGAATAAAAGACCTAAGTATAGAAGTAGAAGGGGAGTACTTTGATGAGTTGATAGCTAATAGTACCTCTACAGTGCAGACGTATGCAGACTATGCAACTATTAAACTGCCTTGTACTCCTGATGGGTTAATAGCCTGTAAGCACCTTGTTAAGCAGGGTGTACGAGTCAACATGACTTTAGTGTTTAGTGTCAGTCAAGCGATACTTTGTTCGATAGCTGGTGCAACATATGTGTCTCCTTTTGTTGGGAGATTAGATGATAATGGACAGAACGGAATTGATCTAATTAGAGATATTGTTAAGGTATTCTGCATGCATAAAAGCAACACGCGCGTATTAGCAGCGTCCATTCGCTCTGCTCAGTCCGCTGCTAAATGCTTTGAGGCTGGAGCTGATATATGTACCGTTCCTCCTAAGGTATATGACGCTATGTTCAAACATGTATTAACAGATAAAGGGTTTAACCAGTTCCTCCAGGATTTTGGCAAAAATGTCTGAAGGCATATATAAGAGC